TATCCAGTCATTTGATGCAAGGCGGTCAAGTTCATATTGCGCCTTTTCATCTGACATACAGTCCGGCACGTTTAAAAGTATTTGTCTCATGATTTATCCCTTAAAAAAATCCACGCAATGAATACCACTATTAATGTATAGGCTACTTCGTTTTCACACATTCTTATCGCCAATAGTAAAATATGGCATGGACAAGGGTGCATCCTCAATAACTTGCACACTTATGCCTGAGTCATAGACTACATCCGCCTGTGTATCCCGCCTGAGAAATTCTGCATCCGCTTGCTCTTGTGTTTCCGCTTTGATAACAGTCTCAAAGGTCAGCGTACAGGTAAAAATGTATGAGTTCATACTGCCTCCTCTGCCTTCACTTCTACATCATTATATTCAGACCTAAAGGGGTCTATTCCCCCGCTATAGAACTCCTCAAAGGCGGCTTCCTCATTCTCAGCATCCACTTCCGTGTATTCAATTACGAATTGCTTAAATATATATTTCATACTGCCTCCTTGATACTGGTGATTCTAAAGTCCGGCTCAGCGTCATAGTTCTCACGGGTGCGGTCGGTATTGTGATATTGATTGAACGCATCCTGTGCAGCGTCATGGATGTTGCCAGAATCAGTCTTAAAAAAATGAGTAATTCTAAAGGTAATCACTTCCTCAATTTCCACTTCATATTTCATGCTGCCTCCCCGATTATTTCCTTGAGTGTCCTGCCCTCATTGTCCATATCAGAAGGCGGGGAGATATGCACCACATCTCCGCATGGATAAGCATTTAAAGCCTGCTCCCCCGCGTGATCCTCATCTTCTGCCCAACATTCAAAGAACATCAGGAACTTATCTCCCTTATCTTCGTGCAAGCTTACTAGGTATGATTTCATGCTGCCTCCAGTTGTCCGTTTACATTAAATGTATATCCATTGCAGTCAATAACTTCCAATAGATTTTCCTTGCTGTTTATGTATTCATATTCCCTTTGTAATGACATTGAATAGTCCTCTAGGATGGATTGCAGAAAGTCCGTGTTGAGATCATCTAATAAATTGACTAGGGCGGTTTCATCAAAATCCCCCTCAATCGGAGTTCTCATTAGCTTATCCCTGTCTGCTAGGTATACAGTTGCCGTTTTATAGGTTTCACAAATTTCTCCATGATTTTTAACAATCAGTTCCGCGCAATCCAGTTCGCCGTCACAATGCCTAAAATATCCCTTTGCGTGTCTGTTCCTGTCTAGATCAAAGGATTCTAGGATAATTCCTGCATCCTTCGCGTCCTCATAAGTAAAGTTCCACCATTCGTAATCGTTATTGATCCGCCTAACTTTATCCAGTGCTACATCCTGAGCGGATTCGCTTAACTCATCAAAATCATATATCTCAATCGTCTTGGTCTTCATGATTCCTCCATCCAAGTTGCTGGTAGTTCCACCTTTTCATTCTCTGCCTGTTCGCGTATATATCTCTCATCATGCCCGTTGTAATCATCTGGCGAGGATTTCAGAAAGTCTGATAAGAATCCCTCGTCTCCCTGATCTGGGGTATTGTGAAATATTTCAAGACTGCCAGTCTCATGGTTTATCATTGCACATTGGTAATCTGCATTGACTAGAAAAACATAGCCACTGCCCTTATTAAATGCAGGCTTCACTTCATCATCGGAAAAGTTATCTGGTAGCGGTTTGGACAATATTTCGCGCAGCATCTCTCTCTCTCTTGAACCAAATTCACCTATATTCTCAGTGTAATAACTCATGGTTAATATCCTTTTGCACGTTGCCGGATCTGCCGGATCAGTTTATTTCCCTATGGGACTAAACCCATAAGGCTATAAACTAATTTATCCCCTAGTTAGGGTGGTATGTTGCCGAAATTGGTTTCGGGAACATCCATAATTTAATAATTAATACAGTTACTTGATAGCAGATTCTTAGCTAATCATTGCTAAAATGTGGCCTTATGCTCTACTTGTTTATTGTCCTTTTCGCATAAGAATACTGATATTTCATAAGAATTTTTAGCCTTGAATATTTTAGCTGCCGCGTCTTGTGCATCAAGGGTGCGTAAAGCATAGACTTCGCAAGTCTTGCCACGATAAAAGCATTTATAACCGAACATAGTAGTTCCTCATATAGTTAGGATTGTTTGGAGTGTTTATAAAATGTTCCCCTATAGGCCTAAACCTATAAGGTAAAACTTTACTGGCTGATTATTGCCGCGACCTTTTCAATCTCTGACCATTTTATCGAGTGGCAACCAACTACCATATCCCCATTGGGTTTTATTTCCCTCACTGCAAATTGTCCAATATGCTCTGTATGTCCGTTAGCTATAAAACCAGTTTCAGTATCGCGGCACTGACGAATAATCGGCCATATCCTTAATGCTTCACTTGTTGAGACAATCGCTCCATGTGAAGTCTGGACTTCATCATTACGCACCCTTAGCAGTGCGTCTTCTGGCCTATAGCCATAAGGAATACTGTCTATTATTCCTAGTTGCCATTCCGATACACAAGTAGCTTTTATATAGGCTTCTGCTCTCTCTCTGGTTTCCTTCTTAATCCTTGCCTGTAGTGCCGCTTCTTTATTTTCCTTTCTAATATTGGTGCAGAATTCCTCAGAGAGTTCGGGGATAGCGACAGTCCATTGGAGTTCAAAAAAGGTCGCGTAGCTATTTGCCATTGTTGCCAGTGCGCCAGCTTCCTGCATGAGAGAATCCCTTTTAGTTCTAGCAACTGCTGCTTTTTCTAATAATGCTTTAATCTCTCTGTCCCATCTTGCTTTATTAGATGCGCCGAATTCCTCAGGACAAGGAACATAAAACACTGGCAAGGGGGTGTTGCGTATTGCCTGCCGCGCAATTGCCTGTTGACTAGCAGTAGTAAAGCTATAAGAGCGCGTACTCATTAATATGCAGCGTTTACCTTTGAATTCCTCAAACTTGCCTACAATGAAGTGACTGCCATAGCTGTACAGTGTTTTACCTACAAAGTAAAAATTGCCTGATGATGTGCGTCCATTGCTTTGATTTTGCTGTGCCCACACATGGGCAACCATATCCTTACTGAATACCGTCTTCATGCTACACCTCCAATTAGCAGAACTAGGATGAGTAGTGCGAACATTGATACAACAGATAGCACTTCCAAAATATATATCATGGTTAGATCCTTTTATGTAATGGGATTAAATAGACAGGATTAGTACGATTGCAAGCAATGCCGCGTTTAGCATCAGAAAGAAGAAAGTATCGTTAGTCATGTGAGTGTTATCCTTAGTTAGTATGTGAAACCAATATAAACAATTGTGCTTCCCTTCAGGTACAGACTGCGATTAATGTTCAGCGTATCAGATATACAAAATTTCTTTGTTGACCTGTCATAAGAGCCTTTTATGAAGACTTTATGGGAGTTAGGTTTCCGTATAATAAAATCGTCAACCTTCACATCAACAAGCTTGCAGGGTATGGAATACATGAGAGTTATCCTTCTAATTGATCAAGGCTTAATTATGAACCATCTATTGAGATATGCAATAGGTTAGGCAATAGATTGTTAAATATATATTGATATTTTAGGGGGTCAGTCAATGCTATCCTATGCAAAAGGATTAAAACGCAGCCAGCGCGATCCTAGCGCGATCCAGGGGAGAATGGCTCTGGGCGTGGCTTCCAGGGTATGTGAGTGGTTACTATCATGGAATGGCGCATGGATAAAGGATAGTTGTTCCCTATTTGTTCCCCATTGTGTTATATTCGCGGCATATGTTCAATAGCGTAGCGGGGCAGTCTAAAATGACAAAGATATCTAGAGAATTAATAAAGAATAAGCTAAAAGATACTAAGTCTATTAGTTCTGCACTAATGATCAAAAGAGGAACTCTCACTCATAAGCAGCTGAAGTTCGCACAAGGTATTGCCATTGATGGACTAACTGGTGCAGATAGTTACCGTCAGGCATATAACGCTACAGGTACACCCAAAACTATAGGCAACAACGCCAGCAGAATGGTCACACAGAATAAAGGAATTCAGGCGGTCATCACTGCTATGGAAGCGGCAAAAGAAGCTGAGAGATATAATACTGCTGAATCCTTGCGCTCACTGGTGATCAATAGCCTAGTTCAGACCCTCATTGATCCAAGCACTAAAGCCAGCGACAGAACCAATTGCGCTAGAGTATTAGGACAGGTAACAGAGGTCGCGGCATTTACTACGCGCAATGAGACTACAGTGATAAAGGACAGTGGCGAACTAAGACTACAAATACTAGATGAACTAAGGTCGATGATGATGAGTTCTAATCAATCCATAACGGACGTTGATACTGATTCCTTAATGGCTGAATTGATTGTGGGGAAAAGTGATGAACTCTCAGCGGGTGAAATGGTAGAAAGTGGGGAATTAGTATCAGAAACGGCATTAAAAGAGGGTGGGAGTGGGGCAGACCCACTTTTTGATGTAGATGAGGTGGCTGGTTCTCTACATATTATTCCTGACAAACAAAGTATTTCCCCAGAGAATTCCTTGGATCAGCCTCTTCCTGATGCGGAACGTGTACAGAAAAGGGCCCCCTATGTTAAATAACGCAGAGGGGTGGGGGGGTATATATTTTTTTTGCTCCTTGTCGATCGACAAGGTAGGGCATAATTCCTCAATGAAATCAATGGTAGGGTAAATTGAAAAGATACATAAAGCCCACTACTGAGCAGCGGAATGAGGTTAATGAGATGGTGTTAGATATTCAAAAACTTCTAGACGGCAAGGAATGGGGTCCTTCATTGGCGGCTCTTACAATCTGTATAGGCGAAATGGGAGAGATGATAGACAGGGAGGACCAGTCTGACTTTGTATCTTATGTGTGTGGTGTCCTTAGTGGGATTATGCATGTTAAGGGTGAGCTGCATTGATTATTAATAGGGAGATGGCTGCCCACAAGAGGGACTTGAGCCGTGCTGTATGTATGGAGGTTGTAATGACACCTGCCCAGAGGGAGGTCTTTTTGTTTATAGATGAGTACTGGCTACAGTATGGGTTTGGTCCGTCTATTAGGGATATATGTGAGTTTAGGAATAAGCCTGGGCTAGGAAATACGGCTAAGATAATAGACCGTCTAGTAAGGCTGGGGGTTTTAAAAAGGGTTAAGGGAATGGGTAGGAGTGTAAGACCTGTGTATATTAACTTTAGGAAGCTGGACTGATGGGTATTGCGGAAATGATAGCGGATCTTCCTCTAATGGAGCAGGAGAAGCTATTTGAGAACGTGGCCCAATATAAGGGGGCTTTGGTAAGAGAGAAAGCCCAGCTAGACTTCCTATCCTTTGTTAGAGAGATGTGGCCTGGGTTTATACATGGCAGACACCACGCCCTCATGGCTAAGAAGTTTCAAGAGATTGTAGATGGGAAATTAAAACGTCTGATTATTAATATGCCACCTAGGCATACAAAATCAGAATTTGCCTCTAATATGTTACCTGCTTGGTTCTTGGGTAAGTTTCCAGAGAAGAAAGTTATCCAATGTTCTAATACGGCAGAACTAGCTGTTGGCTTTGGACGTAAGGTTAGAAACTTAGTAGGGTCTGAACAGTACGCTAAGATCTTCCCAGATGTAACCCTAAGGTCTGATTCTAAGGCTGCAGGGCGCTGGGCTACAAATCATGGGGGGGATTACTTTGCTATTGGGGTTGGAGGGACTGTTACGGGGAAAGGAGCTGACTTATTAATAATAGATGACCCACACTCTGAACAGGAAGCTAAGCTAGCCCAAGGAGACCCTAGTGTATTTGACTCTGTATACGAGTGGTATACGTCTGGCCCTAGGCAAAGACTTCAGCCTGGTGGCGTTATCATTATAGTAATGACGCGCTGGTCAGATAAAGATCTAACTGGCAAGCTCTTAAAGGATGATACAGAATGGGATATTGTCCAGTTACCTGCTATTTTACCTAGTGGCAACGCCTTATGGCCTGAGTTCTGGGAGCTAAGAGAGCTGTTAGATCTAAAGGAAGAGCTGCCTGTATATAAGTGGAACGCACAGTACCAACAGACTCCTACTGGAGAAGAGGGCGCTTTAGTAAAGAGAGACTGGTGGCAGAGATGGGAGCAGGATAGACCCCCTAAGTGTGAGTTTATAATACAGTCATGGGATACTGCATTTACTAAAAGTCAGAGGGCGGATTATTCAGCCTGTACTACCTGGGGGATTTTTCACTTAAATGAAAACCCTGATGACGTTAATATAATAATGCTGGATGCGTGGAAGGATAAGCTGGAATTCCCTGATTTGAAGGACACGGCTAAGAGATTCTATGATGAATGGCAGCCTGATGCCTGTATTATTGAAGCTAAAGCTGCTGGAGCCCCACTGATATTTGAATTAAGACGTATGGGCGTGATGGTATCTGACTACACTCCTGTAAGAGGTAATGATAAGTTTGTCCGTATTAACTCAGTAACTGATTTATTCAGGTCTGGGCGGGTCTGGGCCCCAGAAACTAAGTGGGCAGAAGAGGTAATAGAAGAAATGGCTAGATTTCCTAATGCAGAACATGATGACTTGGTGGATTCTACAGTCCAAGCCCTTATTAGGTTTAGACAGGGTGGATTTTTAAGGTTAGATTCTGATGAGGAAGATGATAATATTGGGTTTAGACGCAAAAAGACTTACTACTAAGGAGTAAATATGTCAGCAGATTTTGATAAAGCTCTGTATCCCGCACCTTTAATGGAAGAGGAAGAGGATAACCCAGAGATAGAGATAGAGATTGGTGAAGATAATGATGAAGAGTCAGTAGATAGTGAGTTTGAGGTCAATCTTGCTGAGGAGATGGATGAGTCAGACCTAATTAGCATAGCCTCTGACCTAATTCAGGACTATGAGGATGATGAAGCCTCAAGAAAGGACTGGATGCAGACCTATGTGGACGGTTTAGAGCTACTAGGTATGAAAATTGAGGAAAGATCTGAGCCTTGGGAAGGAGCTTGTGGCGTTTACCACCCCCTTCTGGCAGAAGCCCTGGTTAAGTTCCAGTCAGAGACAATTATGGAGACATTTCCAGCGGCAGGACCAGTGAAAACTAGGATCATTGGCAAGGAAACTCCAGCACTAAAAGACTCTGCTGAACGGGTACGGGATGATATGAATTATCAGCTCACAGAGGTCATGGTTGAGTACCGCCCAGAGCATGAAAGAATGTTATGGGGCTTGGGTTTGGCAGGTAATGCATTTAAGAAGGTTTACTTTGATCCTTCTCTTGATAGGCAGGTCTCATTGTTTGTTCCGGCAGAGGATGTAGTGGTCCCTTATGGAGCGTCAAATATAGAGACATGTGACCGCGTAACTCATGTGATGCGTAAGACAAAAAATGAGATTAAACGCCTCATGGCTGCCGGTTTCTATAGAGATATAGACCTACCAGATCCTGTTAATTCATTAAATGAAATAGAGAAGAAGATAGCAGAGCAGATGGGCTTTAGGGCTACCTCTGATGACCGCTATAAACTTCTGGAAATGCAGGTATATCTAGATTTGCCTGGGTACGAGGATGAAGAAGACGGTGAAGAGACAGGTATAGCTCTGCCCTACATAGTTACAATTGATAAGAATACCCAAGATGTATTAGCTATTCGCCGTAACTGGAGGCCAGAAGATGAGACTAAGCAGAAGCGTTCTCACCTAGTTCACTATGGTTATATCCCAGGCTTTGGGTTCTACTGCTTTGGATTAATCCATCTGATAGGTGCATTTGCTAAGTCTGGTACCTCTATCATACGCCAGCTGGTGGACGCAGGTACTTTGTCTAACCTCCCTGGTGGATTAAAGACTAAGGGTATGCGCGTTAAGGGTGATGACACTCCTATCGCCCCTGGCGAGTTCAGGGATGTAGACGTAGCCTCTGGCACCATTAGAGACAATATCTTACCGCTTCCCTATAAAGAGCCTAGTCAGGTTCTATTCCAGCTGATGAACCAGATCATTGAGGATGGGCGTAGGTTTGCCTCTGCTGCTGATCTGAACGTATCTGACATGTCAGCTAACGCCCCAGTAGGTACTACTCTGGCTATTTTGGAGAGGACTTTAAAGGTTATGTCTGCAGTTCAGGCCCGTATTCATTACTCTATGAAGCAGGAGCTGAAGCTATTAAAGGCAATTATTAGGGACAATACCCCTAAAGAGTATGACTATCAGCCTGTAGATGGCAGCAGAAAAGCTAAGCAATCTGACTATGATCAGTGTGATGTGATCCCAGTATCAGATCCTAACGCCTCTACTATGTCTCAGAAGGTAGTTCAGTATCAGGCTGTAATGCAGATGGCTACGGCGAACCCACAGATCTATGACCAAGTGGAGCTAAACCGTCAGATGCTAGAAGTCTTGGGCGTTAAGAACATTGGCAAGTTAGTACCTAATGCCACTGATGCTAAGCCTAAAGACCCTGTATCTGAGAATATGGCTGTTGTTAATGGTAAGCCTGTTAAAGCATTCATATACCAGGACCATGAAGCGCATATGAAGGTGCATCAATCTTTCTCAGATGATCCACAAGTAGCCCAGATGATGTCTACAAATCCTCAGGCTCAGGTTCAGCATGCTGCCCTGCTTGCTCATATTAACGAGCACATAGCATTCCAGTACCGCAAGAACATTGAGGAGCAGCTTGGTATTCCATTGCCAGATATGGACAAGGAATTGTCTAATGATATGGAAACTGAGATGTCTAGGCTTATGGCTATGGCTGCTAACAAGCTACTACAGAAGGATAAGGCAGATATGGCGCAGCAGCAGGCACAGCAGCAGGCTCAAGATCCTCTGGTTCAGATGCAGCAGCAAGAGCTACAGCTAAGAGGCAGGGAAGTAGCTGTTAAGGAAGAAGAGGTCAAGATTAAACAGGCTATGGCAATTGTTGCAGTACAGGAGCAAACAGATAAGAAGCAGATAGAAACAGATAAGCTGAATGTTCAAATGCAGATAGCAGGCCTTCAAGTTGGGGCAAAGATCTCTAAAGACAAATCTCAGCAAGAGGGAGATAGGGCTGTAGAGGGCTTTAAGTTGGCTGCAAAAGAGCATGAGCTAAACGCTAACCTAGAGATGGAAGGTGCAAAGCTAGGAGCACAAATCGGGGAAAGGGCAGATTCCGCGAACAGGGAAGACAGGAAGCATGAGGCGGCTAAAAAGGGTAACAAATGAGCCGCTCTATAGAGTCAGTACTAAAAGATATACAAGGAAAGAAACAACAGATAGTTGAAGTAGTTGCTACAAGCGCAGCTAAAGACTATGCAGAGTACCAAAAACTTTGTGGGGAGATCAGGGGTCTATCCATCGCAGAGGGTTATATCCTAGACCTTGTAAAACATATGGAGCAATCTGATGACTGAAATCGCTACAGAAAGCGAAGAAACAAAGGCAACACAATTGCCTGTACCAAGTGGCTACCACATCCTGGTTAGCATACCTGTAATAGAAGAAAAGTATGATAGTGGCTTACTAAAGGCTGACTCAACCCGTCAGTTTGAAGAGGTGCTAAGTACTGTGTTCTTTGTAGTTGCATTGGGTCCAGACTGTTATTCTGACAAAAGCAGATTTCCAGGTGGTCCTTGGTGTAAGAGTGGAGACTTCATATTGGCTCGTCCTAATACTGGTACACGTTTAAAGATACATGGCAAAGAGTTTAGATTGATAAACGATGACACAGTAGAGGCAGTTGTAGAAGATCCAAGGGGAATCAGTAGGGCTTAACAAAATACCGCAAGGTAACATTTAGGAGAAAGACATGAGTGAAGAAGCCTTTGAATTTCCAGATGAGAAGGAAGAGAAGGAGTTTGAATTTGAAATAGAAGATGATACTCCGCAAAAGGATAGAGGCCGTGAGGCTCTGCCCAAAGATATGGTGGAGGATCTTGAGAAAGATGAGTTAGAGGAGTACTCAGACTCAGTAAAGGTAAAGCTCAAGCAGTTCAAGAAGGTCTGGCATGATGAGCGCAGGGAGAAAGAGACTGCTGTAAGAGAGCAGAACGCAGCTCTAACCTATGCTCAGACAGTTCAGGAAGAGAACAAAGCCTTAAAGAACCGCTTAGCTCAGGGTGAGAAAAACCTTATGGATACCTATAAGGGCGCTACTGAGGCTGAAGTTAAGGCGGCTAAGAGAGAGTATAAAGAAGCATATGACCTTGGAGACTCAGACCAATTAGTAGATGCCCAGGAGAAATTATCTGGCGCTCAATACAGATTGGCTAGAGCGCAAGAGTATGTACCCCCTTTACAAGAAGCAGAAACTCCTGTACATGTACAACCTGCAATTCCAAAACCAGATTCAAGAGCTATGGCGTGGCAAGAGCGCAATGGCTGGTTTGGTAAGGATGAA